ATAGCATTATGTATTTTTCTCTTTAAAAATAAATTAATTCATCATCTTCTTCGTAGTTATCTTTTTCATCCATTTCTTTTTCCAAAAATAAAAAAATGTAATATAGCGCATATGCTAATGCAGAATATCTATCCTTATCAATCTTTTTTTGAACTTGTTCTACAGTTATTGAATTCTTTGTTTTCTTAAGTTTAAGATTAGAAACTTCATCAATTAAATATTGAGTATGAAGCCTTGCTCTTTCTTCTTCTACTAGATTGTCATCACCATATACAGATGTCTTTTTAATCTCATCATTTATTTTAAGAAGCTTCAATTTTTCTGTTTCAACGTAATCTATAAATGTACGAATAATTTCATCGTTGATACCTGTAGCAGTCAAATCATAAACTATTTTTATAGCTTTTTCGTGGTCAGGTTTTTGATCCGTATTTATAGTGTCGAAACAACCTAATTCTTCGTTTGTATCTGGGTCAGTAACATCTTCTAAAAGCCTGTCAATTAAACCTTTGCCGATAACATTCCCGTCTATAACTATTGCTTTAACACGAGATTTATTTAAATTCTCATTCCCACCATATTTTTTAAATAACCTTTTGACAATGATACTTTGTTCTTTGAAGTTCAATCCGTTTGGAGGTTCGATAATATTCACTAATTGAATTTGCCGAATTAAACCTTTTGGATTTCTAATAATTTTTAAGATTACAATAGCTGTTTTATTATTACTTTGAGCAGACGAACGTGCAACGTCCACACCAATTACATATTCATTGAGTTCGAAATTTCCTCTAGTATCTTTTGGGCATCCTAATTCTACTTTTGGTAATGTTCTTAAATTAAGTAACTTTGAAATATTTACCAATGCCCCGTCCGTAGCACCCACCCACTTAGATTCGTAATTCATCGCGAATGCTGTAGCAGATGTAGTAGGGTCGTTTTTCTTTGCTAACAACTGGTTTCTGGTTTCTCCTCGACCATAATGACAAGGGAGTTCCCAACTTGCCCCAAGCACAATCTTTCCTTTTAATTCAGCCATTTCATTAATCATGTTTAAAATTCGATTAAACTCATCTGATCCACGATAACCAGAAGTTGTCACAAAGTTAATCATACCATTTAATTCGTAAGGACTTATTACTG